GGTACGAGTTAGGAGGAGATGAAGCGAAAAGATTTGAGTGTGACGGTAAGTTCCTGATAATGATGCTGAAAGACACTATGAATCTAACAGGATGGTTTAGAAGGGTATATTTTCAGTTTTGGGCCTTTATTTATTTCATAGCAGTTCGTATATTTGGAAAGAAATTTTATAATTATAACTAAAGAAAAAGAAAATGAAAAAGTTAGAGAACAAAGAAACAGAATTAACAAAATTAGTAGATGCGAAAAAAGTAAAAATGGGTTATGTTGACTTATTGTTATTAGGACTGAATGCTCCACCAAAAGAAGGTTGGACTACAGCTCAAATGAAAGAGAGATTTAATGTAATAGCAAAGATTGAAAAAGTTAAATTAGGAAAGACAGTTGAATTAGAGGATGCTGAATTTACTGTAGCTTATGATTGTAGAATTATAAACTGGACAATGATGCATAAGGATATTGTTGCTTTTGATGAATATTTAGATAAACTTAAGATGTAATAAATATGGTGTTACTTGACGTTGTTAATGGGATGGATGTGGTCTTTAATGTAAAAGACACTATTATGTTGGTTGGTGGAATTGTATCTCTTGCTACTGCTTATTTGACCTTAAAGTTTTCCTTTAATGCTCATAAAGATTCAACTCAAGTAAAATTTGAAAATATGCAGAAAGAATTTGATAAAGAATTAGAGATCCTTAAAATAGAGAATACCTCATCTAAAATGGGTAGGCATGCAATTAAAAAAGAATTGATACACTTGGTAGGTGAAAAATTTGATGTTGCAAACCTTAGAATAGATAAAACACAAGATGATATTAAGGAACATAAATCAGTAGTACAAAGTGAGTTCAAAGAAATTAATAGTAATCTGAATAAGATTGTAGGAATGCTTGAGGCTCAACAAAAGAAATAATTAACTATATTTGAATAACTTAAAAGTAAATAAAATGAAAAATCCAAAAATGTTTTCAAGTCAAATGGGGAAAAAAGCTAAATCAAGTGGTACTCCTAAAGTAATGAGTACAAACAAAAGAACTCCAGTTACTCCACCGTTAGAGTCAACTAATAAGAGTTCAAGAAGTAATTCAACTAATTACAGACCTCAATCTAACTAATTATGACTACAGGCAACAATAATAAATCAAGAGCTGCTAAAGGTAGAAGTAAAACTGGTCAAGGTCCTGATGTTGCTTCTGATAGAGCTCGTCAATTAAAAGGTAATTCTATTGCTGCTAATAGAAAGCAAGAGAAGAGCTATGCAACTGCTGATAAGAAATCTTTTTCTCCTTCAGGAACTTCTAAAGCTAAGGCTATTTCTGGTGGTACTCATAGAGTTTTTAAAACTAAATAGTTATGGTTTACGGAACAACTAAAAAGACTACTCCAGCTTCTAAGCGTGTTAAAACTGCGGATAAAGCTATTGCTAAAGCAAAAGCTAAGCCTACTGTAAAAAACAAAGCTAAAGCGACTAAAGCTATTAAGGTTAAGAAATCAAAACCTACTTATAGAAATACTTTTTAATTATGGGATTTTGGAGTGATCAATTTAGAGATAAGACTGGTGGTAAATATTCCTCAAAGAAATTTTGGGGGTTTATCATTATGTTTTTAGTGTGTATTACATTCGTGTTAGATGGTATAGCATTTTATACTGCAAATGAAAATTTGTTTAATTCAATGCTTATAGCTGGATGTACATTACTTGGGCTTAGAGTTGTAAGTGGAATATTTAAAAAGAAAGATGCTCCAGAGTAAGGTTTTAATATATATCGTAATAGGGTTACTATCATTAGTTTCTTTATCGAGTGTATTCAAGAATGTTAAAGACACATTCTTTCCTGCAGAAAAAACGTATAGCCTCGAAGCGGTGCAAATGATGATAAAGCATGATAGGTTAAAGCAAGAGAATAAAGATTTATTAATAGATAATGAAGTAATAGAAAAAGATAATGAAAGACTTAAAAAAGGTATTCCGGCTGATAGTGTTTTTATTGCTAATACAAGTAGGAACTACAGAGATAGCATTAGGGCAGCAACATTCAGATAGTTGTATCTGTTATACAGATGCAATGGACATTAAAGCCATTACATGCATTAGAGCACAAGCTACTAAAGATAGTATAATATCGAATTATGGTCTTCAAATATTTAATTTTAAGACTGTTATTAAAAACCAAGACACTATTCTTAAAGATGATGAAATCACTATTGCTAAACTTGAAGATGAAAATCAAGAAATTAACCTTAGATTGTTTAGTGCTGTTCGCAATATTAAGTTATTTGGTGTGGGGGGCGTGGTCATTGGTGCTGTTGCTGTATTATTATTAAAATAAAGGAAAATGAGCTACGAAGAATTTGAAATAGATACAATAGGTTATGATGAAAAGTTAAATCCATTTACATTTAACCTTGCAAATATTAGTTATTATAGAGCATATGTTGATTCTCCAACTGAGGGAAAAGGTAAATTACAAACTATGGTTTATTTGGTAGGATCCGTTAAGGCAATTCACGTTAATTGTTCTTACGATGTATTTAAAGCTAAGATAAAAGAATTAAAAGAGTCAAAAAAATAACTTTCAACCTTCCCTGGTGTAAGTCAAAGAAAAAGAGTAACCCGTAATAGGTTACTCTTTTTTGATTATTCTTTTTTGACCAAAACAATCCCACATTATTAATGTAGTTTCCCAAGTCTTCATTACGGCATACATTGAAACTTTTCTAAACTCCATGTTTTCTTTAATACTACGATTTAAGGTTTTAAAGGATTTATGACCAATAAAATGAGTCATATATCCTTGACTGTCCTCATAGTGAGCAGTAAAGGTTCCGTCTTCTGTATCGTTATAGGCATAAACTTGAATCATTCGTATTTAATTGATTTAAGTTTTTCATCTAATGCATCAAGCATCTCCTGATTACAAAATTTTCTTTCTTCTTTCTGCAGAGCTATTTCAAATTCAATGTAACCACGTTTACCTGTGGTTGCTACATATCTTCCACTCCCTATTCGATATAATTGATTAGGTAGTTCTCTTTCTATTTTAAGTCTTGCTACAAATTCCCACCATTCCATAAGGATAGGTGTGTAGGTTGCTTTTACCCAATTATTAAATAATTGTCCATTAACCATTTGATGCGATAGAGAATTTATTCTGGAGGTTGTTCTAATTTTTTGAATAATAAACTCTCCAAATCTCATTCTCAATCCTTTGTATGGTATTGTTTCTTTACATTCCATAATTAAAATAATCTTATTTGTCCTACTGAATCACAAGGATAGTGTTCTTGCATTACTTCACAAGCTATCCTTAGCTTTTCATCAGACGGGTTAAATACTTGTGCAAATTCAATAAAGTTTTTATATTTTAAAGGCTTTTGTCTATCATAATAACAATCATCTAAATCATCTTTTGTAGCTGTTATTGCCGCAATAATATCTTTATAACCTTTATGCTTATTCTTTCTATGATACATTCCGAAACAATCAGCAGTCATAACAAGTTGTGTCATTATGTTTTGATTGTTTTGATACATAATATTTATGCTTTTAGAATCTCTCAATGCTCCAGCTTTCTCTTTATAATAAATCATTATTAAAGGAAATTGGTCTTGCACCCATTGAGGATGTTTATAATCAAGGTCAAAGCTGTACTTCTCAAGATTATCCCAAGTTAATTTTTCTGGATAGATTTTATCCATTGCTATTGATAGCTCTTCAAAATATAGGAATAAGTTTACTAAATCTTTCATAATATAGTTTTTAAAAATTTCTTTCTTTCTTCCCAAGTTTCCATTTCACACGCTTTAAGATAGTTGTTAATAGATATATAATTTCTATTAACTAAAAAGTCAAGAAGTTCTTTTGGTGTAAACTTTTTCTCTTCAACCCAAGATGTAGGTAATTCACTAAATTTCATAATATAGTTTTTAAATAACAAAGAGCCACGAATGACTCTTTGAAATCTACTGGTGAGTATGAGCGCACCTCTCTAACATTTGCGTAAGCACAACGGATAATCTTTACTTGTGTTGGCGTAATTATCACTGAGCCAACTTTCTTAGATACTTCCCATTTCAAGGAAACTATCAATTAATTTAGGATTTTCAATGAAATGCTTTTTATACATCTCTAATCCCATTTGGTACTTCTTTTGACCTTCTTCATAGGTATTAGGTGACATTTCAGCTAAACATACTGTGTATGGATATGTTTTCTCTTGAACTAAAAACCAAAATGAAGATACTCCAGCTACATCTCTATAAAATGCTCCTTGTCTATCATAAGAATAATTATTAACTGATTTCTTAAAATTAAATAAAGTTGCTGGATCCTTCGATGTTTTATAATCTAAGATGAAATTACTTGTGTTAATAGCATCAACTTTGATTTTACAATCTACACCTAACATTTTCTTAGCATAAATGATTTCACGCTTATTAGCTGATTCAACAAGCTCTCTAACTTGCTTATACCCCATAGCTTTATCAACCATATCAGTAATAGCTGTAATGTCTTCTAAAGACAACATTTGTCTATGTTTGTTTTCTTCGACAATCTTGCCTAACCATTCTTTGTAGATTTTAGTAGCTCTTGGACTTTTATTTTTCTCTTTCCAATCACTACCAGATGCTTCAATACATATTTCAGTATCATCAATACCATAAAATCTACCATTAAAAGCATCAGGCTCTAATAATAAACAATGTGCTGCTCTACCAAATATAAATGTATCGGTATCTTTTTGACCTTTTTGATAATATGCTTTTAAGGTTTGAGGCCCACCTTTTAATATCTGCCCTAAATGCGAATTTGTTACATTCTTTTGGTCAGCGTAATACCAATTATCATCTTTTTCAATGATATGGCTTGCGTTTTTGTCATAATTTTCTTGATGTTTGATAAAGTCTTTTGCTTCATCACTTGGTATTAATTGACTCATTTTCTATATGTTTTAGGTTTCATAAATTTTTTTTTCTTTTCAGGCTCTATTGCTTCCCATTCGGGTTTCCCAAATAGTTTCCAATCATAGCCTCTCGTTAAAGCGTATTTGACAAAATCGATTATGTTTATTTTATAGGTATTCTTTTTATAAGTAAAATGCTTTCCGTTAAGACCTAATGTTTCTTGGTCTATTGATTCGATTAAACATAACTTAGAATACTTAAATTTAACCCATAATTTCTTAATGGTAAATTCATCTTCATTAAATAAGATAACACCCATAATACCATAATCATCAATCCAATAGCTTCTATTTCTGTATCGATTCAGTAAATTCTCGTAAAGTTCTGACATTTTTATATTTAAGTTTACGTGGTTGAAATGTCTTATCTGTCATTAGGAAACGGTCTGGTGTAAACGTTTTATTAAAGATATCCGGGATCTTAATCATATTTATATAAACATTGTATGTTTCATAAACAAACTTGATGTTGTTATTGGCTAATCTTGTCATATTACCCATATCAAACATACCTTTAGTTTCTATAATAGATACCATTTCGGGATTTTGACAAATAAAAGGTGTATTAATCTTCTCTTTAGTATTGTATAATTCAGAAACGAATATTCCAATAGCTTTAGGTTCCCAATATATTTTAAAATCAGGTGTGTAAGAACTTGGCGCAAGTATTGTCTGTTTTAAGGCTTTATCCTCTACCTTTTTCATTGGCTTGATATATTCATGTTCCAATCCTTTAGTAAGCAAGTAGGATGTTTCAATTCGTTCCCAGTGGTTGATATACCTACTTGCTTTTAATTGTTCTAAATACCAAGAGAAATACAATTCCTCACTACTGTCAAAGTTATTTTTCATATCCGTAATGTATTTATGTTGTTACTGGTTCTTCTTCTAACACTATCCAAGTTTTAATATCATAGATACCGTATTTCTTGATTAATGCTGCATTTATTTGGGGTTTAGTCCAAGATTTAGGAACTTGTAATGTTATTTGCTTATTCCCATCATAATTCAATGTTACTAATACTTTTTTCATATCTATAAGTTTTAAATTCAAAGAGCCACAAAGGACTCTTTTAAATCTTATTTGTTAGGTTGTTTCTGAATTTAATTTAACCCATATTACAGCTCCTTTTGGATGTTTATATGGTATCGGTTTATCATACCGTTTGGCTTCTGATAACATCCAAGGGTATTTCCATTTTTTAAGCAGTTCGGTATCTTCAACCTTGTGCCTATCAAAATATTTGTCGTTTGGCTTTATTGGTATATGGGAGCATCCAATTAAGTTAGCCTCTCCAACGATTAAACCGCTTCCCGATTCGATTAATCCTATAACACCCCTAATTTTAGTTTTAGTTGTTCGCATTTCCCAAACCTTACCATCATCAAATATTTTATTCAACCAATCCTTTTTTATTATTAAAGCCCTTTCCATATCATTTCTTTTCAAAGGGTTTATTAATTAATCTAAAATGTAAACCACCTTTAAATATTAATCTTCCGTTTTTATCAAACTTATCTTTTAAAAATATTTCTTTCATTACTATCTATTTTAATTATTGTTTATTCCTATTTGTTTTAAAGCTGATTCTGTTAGGGTTAATGTCCATCCATCATTTACTAAATCCTCAATAATTTCGTATGGTTTATCAGTAAGCCATTCGCAAATTGATTTAATACCTTTGTGGTAATACAGTCCTTTTCTATTAAAGTCTTTGTAATCAAACAACAACCTACTCTTTGCTTCATTGAATTGGTTAATTTTTTCATTACAAACCACCCTACATTCTTTATCTTCTTCTAATCCTTGATTGTCGCAACCACAAAAATCATTAGTATCAGGTAATACATTTCCCTCTAAATCACAAGGTATAAACATTCCAAGTGTTAAAGTCTTCTTTAGAAAGTTGGCGTACTTATGACAATGATACATTCCTGCCTCTGCCATTAAGGTTGTATGCAATCCTTGTTGCAATACGTAGTCTGTCATACTTATTAATTCCTTTGCCTTTTGTTCTGCTTCTAACATAATCTATTTAGTTTTATTTGTTTTATAATCCGAATAACTATGAGGCTCTATTCCTTTTGGTAGGTTTATAGCTTCTTTAATTATTTTTTCTAACTCTTTTACACGTTCTTTTAACTCACTTGTTATTAATTTTTGAGTTTGAAATTTATCATACCAACGACCACCTTGTTTTTCCTTCTCTTTTAGTTGTTGGGTTAATAGGGTGTTTTGTTCTTTGTTTTCTAATGCTTTTTTTCTATAATATTCTTTATTTATACATTTTGCCTCAAGTTCCTCAATCCTTTTTGATTGTGATTCGGCTAATGATTTACCCCAATTAATATACATTTTGTCAACGCTTCCCATTTTCTCTTTTACATCTTGTAATTCAAAATGATTTAACGTTATAATATATCTATTTAGTTGTTCTTTGTTTTAGTTTAGTTGGTCAATAATAAATAGTTGGTTTAGTTTATACTCAAAATCAATAAACAATAACTCTATCTCAAGGCATCCCGCCTCAATAATATCTTCTATCTCGTTATCAAGCATTTTCTCGAGCTGTTGCCATCATTTCTGCTTTCATCCAACTTAATTCAACACTAATTTGAATATGAACTTTTTCTGAAGCCTCCATAAACCTACGTAACATATACAACTCTGGATGCTTCACATTAGCTTCATTGGTTGCTGCATTAACTTTTTCTCCTTGTTGTCTTAATGAATAAATACAGGCTTCAAATGCTTTTTGTTTTTCTGCTCTGTGTTTTTCTAAGAAAAAGAGATTTGATGATAAATTTCTTCCCATATTAACCAATCCTTCAGGATTATGATTATTAGTAGAATTGTAATCTACAATGATTTGGGTAATAATGTCTAATGTTTTTTGCATAATATTATTTTAAATTACAGAGAGCCCATAAGGACTCTCTGTATTTTTTTAAAATGGTAAATCATCTACTACTCCATCAGCATTTGCAACTGGTGGTGGATCTGCTGAAACTATCGGAGTGTTTGCTCCTCCTGCAGGATTATCTCTTTCCCATTTTGCTAAATCGCCATCAAACTTTGCTTTATCCTTTGGATTTAGTGGTGTAAAAAGATAAGATTGATTTCCTTTTATATCCTTATCAGGAAACGTACTAAAAGAATAATCAATTTTAGTTTTAATGTTAGGCTTATTGTTAAGCGCAGCATCTACACCTGGATATTCTACTTCCTTAAATAATGCTTTAACTTCTTTTCCAATAGCGCTAATTATTACTTTTTCTCCACCTAATGTGAAATCTGCTCCAGCATGAGTTAACAATTCTTTGATTTTTCTATTTTTGAATTCTTTCGTATCGGGAGTATCTCCTTCTCTTACTCGATACAATCTTGTAGAATTGCTCTCTTTATTTTCTCCTTTTGTTTCAAATACAAATTCAATATAAGGACATCCCTTAAAATCTGCAGTAGTTGGAGACATTTTGTAACTTTTAATTGTAACAACCTCAACACAAGGCTTACTTAGATATTTACCACTTGTTTCAGCATTTGCAATATCATTCATTTCATCTTCTAACGACATAATTTTATTTTTAGATTAATAATTAAATTTATTGTATAGGCGAAACAACTACTGGGGCTGTTTCAGTTATTATTACTTCTTCTTCATTATAATATTTTTCACAAAGAGCAATAACCTCTTTTAAATCATTACCCATTGTTGGCGGTAACATTTCCATTGGAGATTTAACACCTGTATGCTCATAACCTTTTTGTTTATTGGTTATAAAACGATACTCCGCTACTCCTTCGGCATTGGTAATCATATCAGTAAATAAAACAATAACAAATTCTTTTTCAATTTGTTTTTTTAATGCTCCTTGTACTGCTATACATCTTTCTTCAACTCCATTAACACCTTCAAAAATATGGTCAATTCCTAAGAATATAATATACTTATTTGTGCTTTTAGATCTACTTAAGATTCTTCTTATTTCAGCTTGATAATCAGCCCATAAATCAAATCCACTATAACTTCTTCCTGAAGCTAAGAACTGTTGTTCTATCATTGAAGTAAATGATTCAATCACTATCGTATCAGCTATTTCTGATATTATTGCTTTTTCAAAAGCTACATGAAAATCCTCCATATTAGCTATTGGTACATTAAGCTTGAACTTATTACTCCCTCTAAACGGAAGTGCTTTCTGTTCGGTATTTAAAATAATTGTTCTCTCTGGATTTAAATTTCTTAGAGATGAAGATTTACCTGAGCCTGATGGCCCAACTATAAAAATGTTTGGTTTCATAATTTAATTGTAATAAATGAAAAAATTTGTGCCAGTTTGGTCTTTTATGCTATCAACGACAGCATCATAATACACCCTCTTGGACTTACCTTTAAAATTTTGTATTCGTGTTTTTTTCAATAAGACTTGTTCACAAGCCAATTGTACTGTAATATCATCATCGATCATATCAATTGTCCGGTTCAAACCCTTGATAAATGATATATAATCTTTTTGACTTACATCTTTTGCGGTTAAAGTTATACGTGTTTTAGCTCTACTCATAACAATGTAAATGTACAAAAAATACACAAGAAAAGCAACTTAGCTCTTCCCTTTTTTAATGTAAGTGTATTTTTGATTTTTACGCTTTCTAAGATTAACATCTTTACCTTCTTTTTCAACTTTACGTTTATAGTGAGAGCTTAATTTAAGGGTAAATAACCCTTTTATATTAATCTCTTCATTACGCATCATAAGTTTTCTTAATCCATCATAGAATTTTCTAATGATTAAATGTACAACCCTACGGTCTAATCCTGTTTCTTTGGATATTTTATTGACTATTAGACTATGCCTATACTTTCTCATTATTAAAATTCATCTCCTAATGGTAGAGCTCCTAATTGATTTAATTTTAGTTGTTTCATCTCTTCATAGCTATTATTAATAAATTTAGCTTTGCTTGATTGAAATGCAACCTCAACCTTCCCAATACCTGTTGAACGACCTTTTGCAAAGATTAATTCAGCATATTCGGTATTAGGTAAATCTTGCTCTACGATAAAGTATGCTGGTCTATGTACAAATATAACCATATCAGCATCTTGCTCAATAGCTCCAGACTCCCTTAAATCTCCAAGAGTTGGTCTTTTGTTTGCTCTTGCATGAATAGCTCTATTAATTTGAGATAGTGCTATTATGGGTATTCTAAGTTCTAAAGCAAGATTCTTAAGAGTTCTTGTAATAGTAGCCACTTCTTGTTCTCGATTTCCAGTATTTCCAATATCACAAGTTGCTAATTGTAAATAATCAATGATTACTATTTTGGCCTTATGCCTAATAACAAACTTTCTTATTTTATTACATATGTGTGATAAATTCCTACTCTTATCGTCAATAAAGAATGTTTTATCTTCAAAATTCCCAATAGTTTTATCTAAACGACTACGATCTTCTCTTGATAACAATCTTGTTCTCATTTGACTTAAATCAATATCAGACTCAACAGCGTACATTCTATTCAATAACTGCGTAGTTCCCATTTCTAAACTAAAAAATGCACAAATAATATCATTCAATATCCAATTCTTAAACAGAGTTAATACAAATGCAGTTTTTCCCATTGAAGGAGCTGCTGCAATAATTATTAATTCTGTAGGTTCTAAACAGTAGATGAACTTATCAACTTCTGTTACATAGGTTTGAACAATGGTATCTCCCGCCTTTTTAGGCTCTAAACTTGCGTATACATCTTTATTAGCTTGTAGCAAATCAAATTCTGCTACATCTCCCATTTCTTGTATATCAACAATTTTGGAATTAATCTTATTAATTACTTCTTGAGGATCAACCATATCATTACAGTCAACATTAATCTCTTCGGCCAATAATGTTAATTCTCTACGCTTTGCATAACCATGTAAGATACTTACGTGCTGTTCAAGATGAGCATCAGAGTCCACTCTACTACATATATCATTTAAATAGACAATTACATCAAAACCTTTTGTTTGAGAAAATATAACATCAGTATATTTCTTTTGAATAAGTTTATCGGTAATTGTAGCTAAATCTATTACAGAAACTTCGGAAAGTTCTTTAATAGCTAAATAGATATATTTTGTATAAGTTTCTGAAAACTCTCTAATACTCAATTGAGCTGCAACTTTAAAGTAAGATTCTGGATAATTTGCAAGTGTAGCTAATACTATCTCTTCTAAATCTAAATTAGATTTACCAATAAAATTACTGGCACTCATTAAGTGCAACTGTAGGTTATTTCTCATATTTTATATTTTTAAAACAAAGAGCCACAAAGCACAAACGCCTTGTAACCCTTTATTAGAATAAACTTAATTGTCCTTCTTCATTGTCTTCTGCCTCTTCTTCAGCTTTAACTTCTTCTTTTAGTTTAAGTAGTCGTTTTTCCCACATTAAATCATGCTTCATCTGAGATTTATTTTCTTTTTCCTGTAAAGAGCCAGGTTCAGCTTTGCACACTAAATGCTTTTCTTTGTACAGTCGCTCTTCTTCTGTTTCAAAATCTTCATCACTAATGATTTCAGGAGTATTATCTCTCATTTTTTCATATTCAAATACTGCTATTTCAGTAATGATAGAAACATCTTTCCATCCGTTTTCATCATGTACTTCCGTAGAATATCCCATATTAGGACTCATTTCAAGACCTGTTTCTTTATAGAACTTCTCATATTTAGCACAAGGAACATTAAACTCATTATGCCTACTCTCGGTAGTCATTTTAAAGTTACACGAGCCTTGAGGAATAAGAAATGCTCCATCATAAGCACCAAGAAGATAACCCAATTCGATAGCTTTAAATTCAAATTCAGGACCTTTATACTGAAGAAGTTCTTTGGTATCAGTTTTTACTTGTTTTCCATAAGGTGGATTTGAGATAATAGAAAATATTTTTCCTTTCATCAGATCCTTTACTTGCTGAATAATTTGAGGGTCAAAGATATCTCCATTTATCCAATGAAATTCTGGCATTAACTTTTTACCAATTCTATAATATTCGGCACAATTCTCAATACAAACTCCTGTAATATTCATTTCATTACTTTGAAATTGATGCATTCTAAGAAAGCACCAAGATAATACTCCAATACCAGCACATAAATCAACAAAGTTTTCACTTCTTGCACATTGCTCTACGCTTCTTGCTATTTCCATTGGCGTAAAGTGTGCACTAACTAAGTTGTTCATATTTGTAGCTCCTTCATGATAGTTTTCGAGAACATAAATTTTATCATCATAAGATAATTCATCTTGTTCTATTATTTCCATAGCCTTACTATGGCGTTTCATGGCTTCTTTGGAAATCTTACCCATTACTTTTTAAGCAAATTACATAATTCAAGAAATTCTTCGTGCCAATTACCATTATCATCAAAGACTGTATAATCAACATAATCGTATTCCGCAAATAAGGGGTATAAATCCTTTCGATTATAAATTGTTTTAAATGTGATAATTCTTTTATGAACACTAATTTTAAGATTGGTAATTGTAAGAGCTCCTTCATCCATCAAAGCTATTTCAAATGGTTCTTCATAACGTTCGTCATATCCCATTTTAACACCTTTAGGCGTTAAATCATCATGGATAAGCAACATTAATCTCCCCATGCATTTTAGTAGTTTAGACTCGTTGAATAAGTCTCTTGGCATTACTCTTGGATAATCTTTATTCATAATTTAAATTTTAAGTTAATAACATAGAGCCATAAAGGCCCTATATTATTACAATAATGTATTTTCTTGAACACCCTCGAACTGAAACTCTCCCTCTCCAGAATATCCTTGTGTTTGTTTGATATTTCTTAGATTGAATAATTGGTCTTCAGAAAGTTCTTCATTGTCTCTTTTTACTTGAGTTTGACAAATATGTATTGCATGCACCTCACAATCTGCTACGCCAATAATATCTCTTGATGCATAGCTGTGATGGATGTCTGTTTTATATACTAAGTATATCATACGTCCTCCTTTTTTGTTATTGCAAATGAATATTCTTCATCTTCATTTCCATCTCTACCCATGTGGTAGCCTTCTTTTAGTTTTTGAAACACTTGGTCTAATGAAAGTTCAAAGCCCGAGTCGTTTATTTCAACATCTTCACAAGTTATTTCTATTTCTATTGTATATTTTATTCTACTCATGCTGCTTCATTTAAGATTCCTAAATATTCAATAGCTTTAAATGCATCTTTCATTGCATCATAAACTATCATTTTATCATTCTTTAATGCTCCAAGCCAAGATTGAATATAAGCCACATTGTTATCTACAACATCATTTTCAATTCCTGCTTTACTACATAAGAATGCTGAGGTAAGCTCTGCTACTAATTCTTCACGAGCATATCCTTTACTGCCTTTTTTATGATGTCCAATGATTCCATCTCTATCTAATCTACTTGTATGTCCAGTTGAATGAGCCATTTCGTGAAACAATGTACAATAGTAACCTTCAGGTTTATGAAAGTATTCTTTATTGGGCATTGTAATAGTATCTGCTCCTGGCATATAAAAAGCTCTCTGTCCATTATCATGAGAATATGAGGCTACCTTATCTGTAAATGTAGATAATAGTTCCTCACAACTCTCAATAGGATTGAAGTCAATAAGATTTTCTTCTTCAAACTTTTTCTTTTCTTCATCAAAGGGATTCACAATACCCTCAATCTGTTCTAAATTGAATACGGTAGATTTCTTTATCATAGGAAATTTAACATCGTTTCCGTTATTATCTTTCTTTTCAATGAATTGAAAATAGACAATAGGAATACCACGTTCTCCTTTCTTAACATTTCCACCAAGTTCTTTAGCTTGATTATAAGTAAGCCAATACGGTGTAGCTCTATCTTCAAGTAATGCCTCAAAGAAGTTACAACCTTTATATACTTTCTTACTTATAAAATTTTGAGGATAACCGAATTGAACGGATTTCCAAGGTTTTTTCCAAGGGATTTCCCCTTGTTCTAATTTTTCTACTATCTTGTCAGTTAGCTGTTGATATACGTCAATTTTAGCTTTCTTTTTAAATGTTTCAATCTTCATCTTCATCATCATCTTCATCATCATCATGTCCTGCTGGATTATGAATTTTATATCCGCATTCACAATAAACGATAGTTGGATTTTCTTTGTCCTTACCGAAATTATCCCCACAATCGGGGCATCTTAAATCTACTGCCATATCATTAATTTTAATTATTAAAAATCGTGGTCATACCACTTTGTTTGTTTGTTTACTATTTCTACATAATCTTCTTCATACTTAAATATATAGCCTCCAGAATGTTTTCTTTCTCCTTTACAACAGCGCTGAATATTAGAGCCACTTACTTCAAGTACTCTTTTAGCTACAGCTATAGAACTAAATTTAAATACTCTTCCATTAGCTTCAACACTTGTAGCTACAACAGCTTTTTCCCTCTTAGGTGTAACTGTAAATCTTCTTAAAACACTAAGAGATGTTCCAATATCTAAGATTTCTCTATCTATTCTTATTTTCTTTTTTTGAGAAAGCTCAAGATATTCTTCTGAATCAGTATAAATACTTAATTTAAAGAAGTATACTTCAAGGTCATAACACGTATAAATACTAAATCCTAACATAATTTTGATTTTAAATTCAGAGAGCAACAAAGCTCTCCGAATACTATATTTTTATTGGTTTTGTAATACAAGTTGATAGATTCACATATCCACCTTGATGAGTTATTCGATATTTGGTCAATAATGTCCAAATAAGGTTCATTCCGGTACTTACCAAAACTGAATTAATAAATAAATCTTGCTTTAATAATGCTTCCCTGGTACTACAACTTGGTGCATCAATATCCTCATTTTTCTCCATATCTGAAAACATTTGGAGAACATTTTTTAAGAAATCTACGTTGCTTGGCTTAGGTTGTTCAATATAATTAGATCCTAATACAAACTGTCCAAAATCTCTACCATTACCAAAGTCTAACCAATAATAGGGAGTATTAAAATCAGATAATGAAAAAACTCCAATAGCTGCAATTTTTATTTCCTTTCTTGCTTTTACATTATCAACACAAGAAATAACAATATTAGTGCCTTTCCATACTCTTTTATGGAATTTTTCAGTTACAGCTCTCCAATCTAAACCATAAAATCTATTTAGCCTTGTAATGGCTACTACAGATTTATATTGTCCTAAATCAGCTTGAGAGAACTTTTGCCTACCAATATTAGTTTGTTCAATCTTATCATCATCAATAGCGTACACCATTAGACCAGGATGATTTAATTGTTGCAAACTACAATGTATTTTTGCTAAGTCGTTTAAGACTTGCGTTCCGTTACCACCTACACCTACTACTGTAACAGTAATAGGATGTAGAGGTTCCATAAAATATTGTGGTGCATAGTGATAATTAATCATTGTACTTTATATAATTCAGCAGCTTCCTTCATAATAGAAATTACAGTTATCATTAATTCATGATTACGTAATACATCATTAAAATCAGCCCAATCATTATTTTGTGATATTAAATCTAAACATTCTTGATAATTCATATTAAATCCCCTATAGTTTTATTAGTAGCTATCAATACATTCTTATCGAATGGTAGCTTACCTTTGATTTGACGATTAATGAAAGTGGTAAGATTTCCTACAATCGGACTCTCTCTATTTAAGTGAGAGAATTTAGATTGAAAGAACGCATCTTCCCAAGTTTTCATTATTTTACTTACTTCTTTTGAATTATTAACTTTAGCATTTCCCATACATACCTTTCCACCACCATAAACATTATGAAATGGTGCATCATATAGTATAGTATCTTCATTAGGATTATTAGTTTTAATAGCCCAAACTGATAGATTTGTTCCTTTTAACCTAAATACCAATGCTGGTAGCTTCATTAAGCCATCTTTACATAATCCCTTAGTAAAAGATAAATTCCTTTCAGATGCTTTAATATACCATATTACTGTAGGTTCTGCATTTTCATTATTAAATGCTAATAAGTTTTTAGGAAGTAAACCTTTGCAATATGTTTTTTCTAATGCTACTGGATCTATCTTCTCTAATAATTCTGCCAATAGTTTTTTAGTCAGAGGAACTCCCTCTAACATTTGATAGCCATTACTACTTTTCTTTATTTTCCTTGATTCCAAGTAATTTTGATTAGAATCACCTTGTTGGTAAACAATAATCGCAGCTGCAGGAACAAAGTCTTCTTTTATAATATTATTCATAAAAATCTTTCATTATTTTATCAGCATAATAAAATGTTGAACTTTCTTCAAGATAGTTCTTCATTTCACGCCTCTCGTTTTTATCAAATATTTTTACTTCTCTTTCATTGGTAGTCTTATAATCACAAAGAACTACTTTTAATACTTGATTCTTGTGTACAGTTACTTTTACTGTACCATAATAGCAACACTCTCCAATATGGTAAGTCTTGCTTTGTTTACCTGTTAATTTTACTTCTTCAATTCCGAACATGTGGTTGGTTTTTACATAAATAATCTCTTACTGTAAATAATATTTCATAAGAGCTATCATATCCAGCTCTTGAACAGTAAGTTTTAACGTGCTCATAATCATTATCCCTACCTTTAGTAAGAATATAACCATGAATAATTTCTCTATCTCTATTAAAATGTCTTACTTTATAAAGAATATGTTTTGATTCTCTGTCAGCCATTGAAACATGATCTCTCATACAAGTAGGAATATTTTCATTGAAATTTTTAGTTAAATCCCAATTCTGTAAATATCCTAATGGCCTATCTTCAAATCCATTATGATTATCAGTATAAGCTCTAATACAGGCTCCATTTAATGTGTTAGCTACAATGTTTCCAGTACTAATAATATTAGTCTGTTTATCAAAGGTTTTATGACCTGTATTAATTTTCATTTTATTGGGATTTTCCCATTCAATTTTTCTCATAGGGTGTAGTTTTATTAATAACAAAGAGCCACTAAGGGCTCTCTGTATCAATATAGTCTTGCAACTTCTTGTAAATTATTCAATAGGTATATCCATTCATAAGGAAAATAAGATTCTTCTTTATCTTCTTCATTCATTTCTATCCATCTAAACGGTAGTGCTCCATAGTTTTCCCAATTTATTTGAGTATTCTGACTATCGTACCGAGAATAAGGGTCATCATCATCCTCATATCTCCATCCAATAGCACAATAATCTGAGGGCATTACTGGACATCCATCATTAAATTCTTCTTCAGTAGCGTGGTAAAAATCCCAAAATTTAGTTTCAGGATATTTAGCAAGTAACTTTAAAGCATTTTCAATAAATTCTTTACAAGATTTTTCTTTGTTGTTTTTAGGCTTGAATAGTTTATAAAGCTTCATATTAAAAGATGAGCCTTTAATATCATTCTCAACTATTTTGTAATTACCAGTTTTATATTCCTTTATATAATCCTTGTAAATTCTAATAGCTTTTTTATCTCTATCCGCACCTTTCATTTCAAGCATTTCTCTCAACTCTTCTTCAACCATTTCGTCTGTATAATCATTATCAGCATTCCAAAAACAAGGAACATTAAATTGACCATGTAAAAGACCTATTATTCCTACCATTAAATCATACAGCATAGGATTTTCTTCTTTAATTGTAGGATAGAAATCTATACCTACAGAATGTCCTCCTTCTGCTATCTGATAATCATACATTCTTTGAATACCCTCATCTTCTATTGACCATATTGCTTCGCTATGAATTTCTTCATAACAACGGAACATCCAGTCAAGGAAATCTATTGGATCTGTATTCTCATTAAATGATTTAGAGTGTAGGAATATAGATATATCATCTTTCATTATTGGATATAACTTTTTAATCAAATCAATAGGACTTACTCCATTTTGGAACAAACCTTTTTCATTTAAGTAATCCAATTTTAAAGACTTTATATCTCTTATACTATTGGTTGTAAGAAAATTGACATAGGTAATACTCTTTCCTTTTGCTCTCCTATTCCTTGTGATAGGTTGCTTTTGGTTTCTTCGAGAATTATTGATACTATTGAACTGTGAAATGCTTTGTCTATCTTGTTTTTTCTTTTTGCGGGTTTCTGTTTGCATATGAAATCGTAAAATTGGTTAGCATTCATTATTCATTAATTTTTAAGTTTAGATAATCTTGTACCATATGGCATTCAGAACTATGTCCAATTTTTTCACGAACATAATCTTCCCATCCATTTTGAGGTTCATCTAAAACTTCTTCTACTATTACTTCTCCGTTTTGATAATCTAAAATAGTTAGCCACATATTTATCCTTTTGTTCCTACTGATGTAGTAAATTCATATTGTAATGCATCATTTACAACAGTTGGTCCTGTTACGTGAGCATTTGTTAGCTCTGGATATTGATTAGAATAAAAATCAAGCACATCGTCTTTCGATATACTTTCATTTGGATCCTCCAATACAACATCTTTATGTTTAAATACTCTTTTTAGTTCTGTTACCTCCATCTTATCCTAATATTTCAATATTATTACTTGCTGGAGCTATTGGAGCTTCAGCTTTAACTTCTGCATTAAAATCCTTTTCACGTTGCAACATTTCTTGATGCCTCATCTCCTTTTGTACTTGTTCTTCCTCAGCCATTTCTTGCATATCCGATTTAGGTTCTTCAATAGGAGTAGCACTTGGCTGAGTTGCTGCAGGATTATCTGCTATAGTTTCTGGATTGAATACTAACCAAGAGTTTAATCTTATAATGTATTCTTCCATAGGCTCCATATCCATTCTTGTAGGCTTAGGAGTTCCAGCTAAACTAACAGGTTTATTATCTGAAGTTATTTGACTAACTTGAGGCGCTACTACAATATTTTCTACTATTGTAGGCTTCATACCTTCAGGATTGTTATCGTAAAGCTTAACTTCTGGAATAATATCTGCAACAACGGGAACAACAACTGGAGCAACCACAACATCAACAGGAGCAACAAATGCTTCAACTTTCTCTTGTTTTTCAGGAGAAATAGTTTCAGGAGTTGCCAATGCTGGACCTTGATTTGTTTGAACTAATATATTGGCCTCATCAATTATTTGAGGTTCACCAGTTTTAACTAATTCTTCTTGAGCTTTTTCAATAATTGGATCAGCCTTTACTTCTTCAACTACTGCAAATATATCAGGAGCAGTTTCTGCCTTATGTTTAGCTAATAAATCAAGAGCCTTTTTGTACTCTGGTGCAATTTTCAATGCTGCCTCAATTTTCAATACTGCTGCAGGAATCTTATCTTCTTTAATTAGCTTGTCTGCTTCATCTAAGAATTTATCTGCTTTATCAGTAAGTTTCTTAGATTCATCTTTCTTAGCCTTAGTAATAGCATTATCTGCTTCTGTTTTTTCTACTGCTCTTTCAAATTGAATAAGATTTGTAGATATTCCTGATACTTTTTGTAACGGTTGTTGAATTATTCCTGCAAACTGTGCATCTAATTCTTCAGCCGTACCTTTTAATAAAATAGGAGTAATATTACCTTTCGCTTCATCCTTACAAGTAAGTTGAGGAAACACAGATACTACCAATCCTGTTTCATTTTTACTGATTACGATATTTAAATTCATACCGACTAAGTGTTGTTCAATACTTTTAAAAAACATATTTATAATTTTAGGTGTATAATAACTAAAGAGCCACAATGGGCTCCTTAGTAAGGTACTTAGTAAGGTATTCTATCTACCTTCTAATTCATATTTAGCCATGCTTCCATTGATATAACATTTAGCATTTTCTTTAATGAGTTTTAACCTTTCAGTTTTAGTAGCTATAGACTTAGCTAACTCTCCACCTACTTCATCAATAACTCTTGCTAATGCCAAGGCTTTCAATTCAGTGAAATCTCTTAATTCATCCCCCCAACGTGCAACAACATATCGCTTTACGTTAGTTTCATAAGCAATGCCATCATTTTCAGGCTGAGCCTTACATTCTTCTTTAGTATCGAAATACCTTGTAGAATTATCCTCATTTTTAGAATTGTTGTAATACTGAGAAGTAATTCCTACAACAATAGGATCTGGTTGCTTATCATCAGCCCAAATCATTATTCTATTAAAGTGTTTCTCTTTTACTGAGAATGCAATTTGTTTTAATACTTCTAATGGAATAGCTGTATTCTTATAATCTTTAAAATTAGTCTTATTTGGACATAGGGTTTCATATACTCTTTCCATTCCTTCGTTCATGTATGGATAGGGTATTGGACTATTATCTCCTGTTGAGAGTCCTAATTGACCTTCCATTCCTAATTCTTTTGCTGTTGCTTTCCATTCATCTAATGATTCTACATCAAATGCAATGTCTGAAAGCTCTTTGTTAAACATATTTTCTACCATCATTTATTGGGTTTTAGTTAATACAAATTTAAACAAAGAGCACCAAAGAACGAAGTTCTTTAGTACCCTAAGTTATCCTCTTTTGTTAAGAGGTTCCTCCACCCAATATTGTGTCAATTCCATTTAGATTCCTACTGATAGCATTTACTCTCGCATTGATGCTTTCTCTATAATCATCTAAGTCTTTTTGTGTCGTAGCTATAAAATAGCCATCTGAAGTTGCCACAATATTTCTAATGATTCCTGTTGATCTAATAAAATTCAATATCTTTCTCAATCGAGGTCCAGATATTAAATGTCCTTCAATTCTTAGTTGCTGACACATTTTTGCATTTTTAATTGCGTTCTGTTTACCAACTCTTTTAACTATTCCTTGTATTACTCTTGGAACAATTTTCTTTTCTTGGTCTGTTAATTCGTGAGTATATAATTCCCAATTGATAATCATAATATTCCTTCGTCTGTAAATGAATAAAACTTATCTGCAGTTACAATAATATGGTCCAACAAATCAATTCCAATTGCGTGACAACCAGCTTTAAGCTCTTTTGTTATAGAAATATCCATATTACTTGGATTGAGATTTCCGCTTGGATGATTGTGTGATATAATGATTGATGTAGCTCCAGTATTTAAAGCTGTTACTAATACCATTCTTTTATCAATTATGGTTCCTGTAATACCACCTTGGCTAACTTTAAACCAACCAATAGTATTATTCACTCTATTTAAAAATAGAACTATAGCGCTTTCACAATATTCAATGGTATCAGCATCATAAAGTTTTTTCAATAAATCATATGAAGTTCTGGAGTCTGATATTTTAACTCTTTGGGTTTCACCTGATTTATATTTTAATGTTATTTCCGGTAATTTACTTTTAAGTAAAGTCATAGTTCAACGATTCTACATTCATCAGCTAAATCATCAATAGATATTTTTGTTCTAATAACTACCTCTTTGTAGTAATATCCTTGAGCCCTATATTTATCTACGAACATACGAATAGCTTGTTCAGCTTCTTCCTTGTTTTCGTATTGCTTTAGAACTTCTATTGGCATACCATCAGGTCCTATTACTATAGATTTATTTGTCATATTATTTAAGTTTTAATCATTTTATGATTCTTGTCTCCAGTCCCAAGGTTCCATATCATCAAATGCATCACGAAAATCCATCTCATCGTGCATCATTTGGGCTATGTCTCCTCTTGGTTGAAGAAATTCTTGCAAGCGTATCTTTTCGGCATTAGCTTTAGCTGTTTCAATGTTGCGGAGTACCATCTTGAATGCATTGCGGACGTGGTTATCATCCATATCATCTACATTCATTTTTTTACCGTCTTTGGTTGTCCAATATACGTCTTTACTCATAAGTCTTTAATTAAGTCCTCAACCTTATTATTCATATCGATTCTAATACGATTTACTTGAGAACGATTGTGCATTCTATTTAACATAATGTTTAAATAATGAGAAATCATATAGAAATCTTCTCTTGCTTTACTAAATGTTTTTATCATTTTATATTATTTAGGTGGTTAATAAAAAGAGCATCTAAAAGTAGGTTGCTCTGTATTAAAATTAAGTATAAATATTCTATTGGCCCCAAAGCACTTATGTGTGCTCACTGTCGTATGTTTATAGTCTAAAATAACTGATTCATAAGGGGGTTTATTTCCAATGTGTTTTTATCCCTTCTCCTTATGATGCAGTTAATTCCAGCCAATTCGGTAATACAAGTTATACCTTCTCAGTAGAATATTTAATACTAAAGAGCCACAAAGTGTCGCTCTTTAGTTATTATCTATTCAATACTGGCTGTACTATTGTATTCAATCTTAGTCTGAAAGGTATAATCGCCCTCTTCATTTTGATACATACAAGCATTTCTCTCTTTACTGCCATCGAAATCTATATCAACATATTCAAGATATGCTCCAGGATCTCCCGATTTAATATGAATAACCTTAGTCTTTCCTTCATCACTAACAAATACTATTTGATAGTTAAGATTAGTGGCCAATCGCATTCGGTATTTAGTAGATATTTTCTTGGTATCTACTTTGGTCCAATCATCAGAACTATCATCTTGACTATAAACAGTGATGTCTGCATTATGGTCATTTACTATATTACCTTTAATTTTAAGGTAATCATTACTTGATTGGGCTGAGCAACTGCCTACTAAGACTGCTCCAAAAATTAATAATACGGCAAATATTGCCATTGCATTTTTTACTTTCATAATTAAATGATTTAAGTTAATAATAAATTCAAAGAGCAATGAAGCCCTTTGAAATGAAAGCAGTGACTCTTTGATATAAATATCTCAAGTATGTTCCTATAGTTTAACCGAATTGATTCCATCTCCAAATATATCTGAAGCTCTCAATACAATTCCATTGTAACTAAACATTAAATACTTATCTCTAACAAATGGTTTAACCCATACGCTAAAATTCTTTTCTTTGGGTGCAAAGAAATTTGATGCTAATTGTATTCTAACTCTCTTGATATAATGCCCTTGCATCTCTACCATTGCATTACCTCTACGATTTACCCTATAGAGTAGGTTATTCATTAATTCACTTCCAATCGTTGGTTTACGGCTTTTTATTTTAACCGATTCCACACATTTTAGGCTGTTTTCTTCGAGTAATTCCATTAATTTGCTCATTGTCCATAGTTTTAAGTTAATAATTTCCCTCTCACGATTCTTACAAAAGATGTATATAATAATACTATCACAAATACCTATTCTGTACTTGCCTATGTATTTCTTGAATTAAAAATGGATCACTAATAATATCTTTAATATTCCAAACATTTAATCTTAAATAATATTTCCATCTTTTTATTTTGTGCTTTTTCATCCAGTCTATTGTTTCTAAACTTACTCCCGGATTGTTCTCAAGCCTTTTAATGTAGATAGCTAACTGGATATTCCAATCATCTGCAAGTCCATTAACATAACCTACTCTTAGTATTGTAAATAACAACACAACTAACACTATTGTAAACTCTACCATCTTTTAATTCTTTAAGTAAATAATTGATTTCAGTCTTTCCTTTGGCTTAACTACTTTAAACCAACATACCCTAATTAAAAAACGAGCCTACTAAGTTGTAGTAGGCTCGTTTGTGTTATTAAAGTTTAGGCTCGTTAATAGAAACAAGTTGTTGAAAACCACGAGTGGTATCCATTTTTGTTTCTAAATAGAATGTTTCTCCAACAAATCCCTGCAATGCAGTTATTAAATTGGTAATGTATTCTTTAGGATTAACAAATCTGATAGCAACACGAGTATTGTTATCATCATCAGCCCAAATAAATGTTACATCATCTCCATAATTAGCTCTAATTACTGCTAATTGTTCGTTAGTTGTAAATTCAATAGGTGCTAACATTGGTGTACCGTCTGCATTCATTAAAGCAACTCCATTTTCATCTGCTACAGGTTGTGCAACATATTCAACAGGATTACCTAATTGCATAAATAATGCTTTAGCTTGTTCATTTTTAGAATGTTTAGCTATGTAAACGATTTTACCAAATACTCTTAAAAATCTTGCTCCCTCTGACATACTCACGTATTCATTATGACCATAAGATTCATCATTTGGTTTAGCTTTACTTTGGAAGCTAATTAATGCACAATCATTACCTTTCTTAGATAAATGAGGCACTACTGCTTTAATTGTTGCTAAACCATTTGGCATAGATACTTTAGTTGTGTCTGAAGTGTTAGCTAATGCTCCTGCTCCAGAAAAAAATGCATTTAAATCTTTCATTGTATTTTATATTAGTTTATAATAAATTCAAATAGCCACAAAGCACAATCGCTTTATGACTATTTATTTACTATCCAAATAGTATCTCTAACTCGTTAATAGTTAAATCACAATCTAATAAATACTGTTGTCTTGCTATATCTTCCATTGGTATGAAGTTTATGTTATTCAACATTAAATAACAAAGAGCCCAAAAGAACTCTTAGATATTTATAAAACCTACAATAGTTTAAATTCAACAATAGTTCTTTGTTCTTCAAATGTATCGTTAGGAAATTCTAATAAGAATATAATTTCTTTGTGCCCATATTCTTCTTGAATTATATTAGTACTAATAACATGTTCAGGATATAATTCAAAAAAGAATTCAATATAATGATTAATTAAATCATTAAGATTAGGACTAATAAAATATAGGTCAACATGATGGTCTTTTTCTAAAGCATAATAAATCATAATTTATAGTTTTAATTAATAATCAAAGAGCAATAAAGCTCTTTGGATAATTACTCATTAATTATCAAATGCAACCAACATTATGTGGCTAACATATCGTGTGTTTATTATTGTACTGCGATAACACACGACTAATCGTTATCAGTACTCAATCAAGGCTTACACTCCTTGATAAACAATGGCATAGAATTGAATTATTCCAATCCCCCCTCCTGTGCGTAGTTTACGTCTACAAATCGGATTCCGTTTACATCATTTCGAGATGGTTAGCTTTGCTCTGTACTAACAAGTGATTTTGGCCATACATCACGTCTGATGCACAATCACTTTAATTATGAAATAAACTACGTATCATAACCTACGTTGTACTGTGTTATATAACTACTATCTAACCGTTACTCGTTAGATACAGACGTACATAGTTTTATTTCAACTATTACCTGCAATGATTAAATTAATAATCAAATAGCCTAAAAGAACTTATGTCTTATACTCTATTCGTATGTAATCGTTTGTAGTCGTTTGTAGTCGGATAACACCATTCTAATACACCTATCCGAATGTAGTCGTTTAATGTCGTATATTAATACAATGCTAATCAATTACTTACAATCCTACTTAACATAATAACTTGCAACTGTCACAAATATCGACTAACTTCGTCGTCTAAGACTGTCTAAGACAACACAAGCCAATCGCCCACAAC